TCGTCAAAAGGTAGAAAACTTATTCCCGATATTTCATCGAAGTGTTTGTACACCCACGCTCCTACCTCTAACCACTCATTCTCTCGCACCGTCACAGTGATGCTTGGCTTGTGCTCACACCAATGTCTCTGATAAATAAGCCAAAGCTCTAGCTGCTCTATAGCGGTTCGATCTGTGCGACTGATAGCATCTTCCGGTGAGGCAAATGGAAAGCTAAACACTGTTGTGCTTTCCGGCTTACCTGCATCTGGCTCTGCTGGAACACCACTGTCAATCATAAACTGTGTCATTGGGTCTTTGTTATCAGCACGTACTGTACGTATGTAATACGGGCTGTGCCTTGCGTGTATGCCGCTTGCGCTATCTACTAGCTGCGACACTGTACCGCTAGGCTTAACGCATGTTATGGCAGCAGAAACAGGAATGCCCAACTGCTTTGCCAACGCCTTGTTGGTATAGACAGCCTGTTTCTTTAGGTCTTCCAACACTCCAGCCAAACCATCTTTAGCAAACAGAAGTGGGTTATCCATGATGCCCGTTAGACTAACTCCCAACAACCTTTCTTCCTCTGTATTACGTTTCCAGATAGTCCGTAAGTATTTAAAGTTTGTAAGGCAAGACTGAAACGTACCTAATATAGTGGCCTGTCTCACCTTTTTATTTAAAGATTGAGCGGTATCGTGAGGCCGTACTACCACCTCTGACAGATTGCAGAACTGATAAGGACGTAGAATAATCTCTGAGCAGGGGTTTGTACCCCACACATGGCCTTCTTCTCGCCGTTTTGTTTTTGCTACCTGTGTATTAGCAGCCGCCCTGTTAAAGATACCCCGCTCTCCTGATTTACTTTCGTACAGCGAAAGCCACTCGCGCATGAACGTACCCATTTCAGGTGTACTTCTATAGCTTACACTATTATTTGCTAAGTTTCTCTGAGCTTCATACTTCCACCATTCTCCTGATTTAGCGTGACGCATTTGATCATCACCTAAATTAGACAGAGATATAAGTGCACTTCTTCGTACACCCCCAACAACAACTACATCTCCGATCTTGCACATAATATCGTGGCACTCTATGGGGTATAGCCTACGCCCAACAGCACTCGTAAACTTTGCTATACAAAAATGAAATAGGTCTTCAAGTGGCCCCGGCCCTGACGCTCTACCGCCAAACGTTTTAAGTCTAGCTCCAGCAGGACGAACTCGTGATACATCCCACTTAGGTATCTGTCCTGCATACAGACAGGCAATCAACTCACGCAGAGACTTCACCCAACCGATACGACTGTCATCTACAACTATCATGGTATTGCTACGGTTAAATGTTTCGCTTACAACGGGCAGCTTGTCTACGTGATCTCTCTCCACACTAAAGCCTACACCCGTGCCATTCATTAGAATGTACATTGCCTCGTCAAAGGCACGAGGATTATCTATAGGTAAGTATGAGCAGTTGTATGCGCCTACATTGCAACGATCTAAGGCTGGCCCTGCTGTCATCACGGCTCTCATGCTAGGCATAACCTCAAGTCCTATAACTGCCTGTTCAAGTTCAGTTCTTAATTCTTTTGACAGCTTATAAGACTGCTTCTTTTCTAGTTCACCCTCCATATAATCAAAGTATCTAGAGACTGTCTCTGCCCATGTCTCTCGCCTGTTCGCTTCCTCATTCCACCGTGCATATCGTGACATAGCTATAAAATTTTGATAGCTTGTAGGTAGTACGTTGCTCATTTATTTGACCCTTCCTGTATGACATTAATTTTATTAACCACCATGCCATCTACATCATAGAAATATTCACGTAAAGAATCCTCAACTTCGTCCGACACGTATCCATCAACAGGCATGGGGTATTCCTCAGTGTCAATACTTAATGTCATCAGAACCTTTATAATCATTTTACCACTCTTTCAATAACCTGCTTAGATACCATTCTGCCTTCAGCAAATCCTTCTTTGGTTCTGCTGGATGCTTGTGACGATACCGACTAACATACTTCAATATGTTTCCCTTAAGGTAGCCCTTAAATTCTTCTGCCGACATAGACTGCTTAATCAAGTCTATAGTTTCTAGTCCATTTGCATTGTAATGTTGTGGACTGTTTACATCATCCTGATGTTCAACATCGCTAGGCAACTCACCACTGTATGTCATTAGAGTAGGCATGTTAGTGTCTCTCCTTCTTAGGATTAAAATCTATCTTGATAACATTATTTTCTGTACTCACAATCTCTGCCTTTCTCTCACCACCGTTAAGCTTTTTCTTTGCGTCCTCAGAATACCTTTCGTTTACCAGCCACGCTGCCATCTCTCGTATCTCGTCATGCTCATCGTATATAGGTACGCAAGCACATATCATCTGGCAGAAGAAGAGTAACGCGCCCATCTCGTCTGTGTCTAAGCACGATTCATCGGACGATATTATACTTATTTCTACCTCGCCTGTCCAGCTTAAACTTTCATTTAATTTTGGTCGGACCTGTATTAAGAAGTCCTCCTTATCTATATGTTCATTCACTTGATCTTCCTTTTGTTGCCCTTGAATTTAACAAACTTGCTTACGTTCTTTCTCTTGCTTTCCTTTAACCAATCTTCAGGAATTACGCGATCAAAATATTGAAAGTCATATTTAATACACCACTGTCCATACGTGGACTTAGCTCCCTTTCTAAGCTTACGTCTGCTATTCTCAAACACAAAGCGAATATCAAGTTCTGGGTGCTGCTTCTTAATACATAAGTGCTTACGTCTATCAGCAGTAGTAAACATTCCCTTTGTCTCAATAATAATATTATTGTTCAAAACAAAATCGGGAGTGTAGGTCCGGTAAGCCAAGTCTTCCCACTCAATCTTTATAGCCTCGTACTTATATTTAATATAAAGTTTGTCGAGGTATTGGGAAACTTTGTGCTCTAACCCGGACCTATACCCGTGCTTACGCGCAGCTATGAATTGCCGTGCGTCCACCTACGCTACCTCTCCCGCTATGTAAACATAATCTACCATCTTAGGACTAACCGCACGTGATGGTATCATTGGCCTTTGCTGTAGTGTAGGCCAACAATCTTTTCTGTAATCACAGAAACCGCATGTCTTGGTTAGAATCTTATTGCCTGTAGACTTGCCCCTAAAGAACTCAGTCTCTGCCTCAAAGCATCGTTCAAACACATTCTCCTTTAGTTTCTTGAGAGAGGTATTTATTTTATCACACTCTTTCTCAATGTCAAGTCCAGTAGCAGGAACATACTTGAAGTCTCCGCTAGCTTTATTGATCACCCACCAACCACCTGCCTTTTTACCAAGACCCTTTGCGTAACCAGCTAGTTGTGCTACATACCCAAAGTCATCCATGTTGTAAAGCTTATCGTAAGACTCAAACTTATTTTTATATGACCAAGCTGACGCAGACTTGATATCATCAACAGCACCATTAATACTTATGTCTGCTGTGCCAGAAACTTTAGCTCCCTCGTCAAACTCCACAGTAGTTTTCTCATTCTCCTCATACTCAACGCCAGCTTCTGTAAGTATGGCCTTGAATACAGCTTCCACGATATCCCCTATCATCATGTTCATTACAAATGTAGTTGGTCGTGGCATTGCAACGTCCGGTTTATTTTTATCATACCATAGCTGGCAAACGGGACGCCCAACGTTGGACATGCGAGGTTTAAACGTCCCTCTCTTTGAAGTACTACCGAATTGACGGTGCAACGCAGCCCGTATATCTTCGCACACTTTATCTATCGTGTCCTCCGACATATCCGTAGCATCACCTTTTGCATTCTCAAGGTACTGATGCACCGCCAACTCAGCAGGATGGTTCATTATTTGTCCTCCTTTGTTAAGTCACCCAAATCTTTCTCTTCTACCTGTGCAGCATGTACTTGTGCAATTTCCTGCTGTGCTGCATTAATCATACTGTGTACTTCTCTGTATGGTTTTGTTGCCATATAGTTAAGTATACTATCAAGTAATTGTGGTGAAATCATTACTGAATTGTCTCCTCAACATTTATAAACTGCTCAACAACATCAAGAGCTTGGTCATCCGGCAAGTCCCATGCCGAATTTAATTCATCACCCATCTTGTTACTGTCATTCCACGAAGATAGAATGTACTCATTGTAGTTTTCAATCCAATCAAGAAAGGATGCAAACATAGTCTGATTGGATTCCTCAATAGTGAGTGTATCTGATAGGTTCAAGTCTACAGCGGGAACATAATAAGAATTACCGTTAGGCAACTTACGTTCCGCAGTTGTGGCAGTGATACGATGCTGCACTGGCAGTCTCTTATTTTGAAAGAGCGTTTGAAACGGTCCACCCATAGTCTTAAAGGCTTCTCTGTTATCAACTTCCCAGATGAAAGGAACTTCGCCCACCTCGTCTGGCTCTCCCAAAATGTTTATCGACTCTGGCATCTCCACTGTGCCAAACACAACACGCACTCGTTTGATCTGGCGAATGAGGTTCTGCATATCTTCTGGCAAAGCTTTGAAGTCTTCAATGTAGCCAGCAGGTTTGCCACAATTAAACTTGCCCGAAGTATCCTTCAGATCAATGTTCAATGTGTCTGCCATCACAGTTTTGATGAAGGCATTCTTCGTATCACCCACACCCTTGACAAAACGCTTATACATAAAGCGTTGCATGTATGGACGAATGCTAATCTCAGACGAGAAGTATGTCTGCTCTGTGTCGGGAAGCTCTAGCTTGTAAGTTCCTCCCTCTACAACTTCGACATTGACCTTCTTCTTGTTTACCTCTGCCGTACCCATTACAGGTGCGTGGTTAATCCTTAGCCGTGCAAGAGTACTCTTGGATTTATTACTCGTTGGCGCTTCTCCAGAAATACCCATAGCTTTAGCCATCTCAGCATAATTATCTGTGTCAATAGTAGTTAAGCTCATTTACATGTTCTCCTTTTTTTGTAAAGTCTGCAGTTATATCACGATAAGTCCTTAGTGTCAAGCCAATTGTTTCCAATCTTTGCTTCTAGTAACAGCGGTACATTGAAGTCAACACCCCACTGCTGTAGTATTAAAGAGTGCAAAGATTTGTTAGTGTTATCAATAACTTCTACTACATATGCTTCCTCCTGTGGATGAACATCTACGACGATACTGTCATGTACTGTGTTTACAATACAAGATTGCTTACCTTTCAGTAACTCCTCCATGTACAGCAGGGCCAGTGGCACTATGTCTGCTGTAGCAAAAGACTGTACTGGATAGTTCTTGATCTGTGTAAAGAATGTTGGATCGCCATTGCGTCTACGTGCCACATCTGGAAACGCAAACTCTCTGTGTGAGGGTGTCTTCACTACACCTGTATTTAAAGCTTCAGAGGCGAGGCGTGAGTGCCATTCAGATATACCCTTGTACTTGCTCACGAAATGTCTGTAGTAAGCAGCCACGCTCTCTCCTCTGCCGTAACCAGTAGCTCCATACAGAGGTGCAAACGTGTGCGCCTTTGCTT